TGATGATGAATTATTTTTAAGGAGAATGTGATGGTAGAAGAAACAGCCCCTGTGACGGCGGGTGATACAAACGAGGCCCCAACAACTTCAGAAGACGCGGTGGCAACGGCTCCAGAAGCTGTTGGTGCGCCTCAACCCGACACACCAGAAGATCGCATAGAAGCGATACTGCAAAAGCATGAGGCTAAAGAAAATGGTAAAGTGGTTGAAGAAGAAAGTCTGCGCGATGGCGAGTCATGGGATTCTGTTTATAAAAATCAACCTGACGAAGTTAAAAGGGCTATGCAGTCGCTGCGTAAAAACTATACACAGAAGACTCAAGAGCTTAGCAAGCAGCGCAAAGAAGCTAAACAACAACATGAAAAAGCGTTGGCTTTACAAAAAAATCTGTACGAGTCTGATGCTTATAAAAACTTACAGTCTCTTGCTGATGAAGCAGGTGAAGAGTTTGATCCGTTTGATGAGTCGTCTTTTAAGAAGTACGTCGAAAAAGCAGTAGCTAAAAGATTACAGTCTGTTCTTGAACCGATGTATAAAGAACAACAAAAGGTACAAGCCAGACAAAAGTTAAATAACTTTATGGATGAACACCAAGAGTTAAAGACCGACGATAAATTTAAAGCTGAAGTTAAGACAGTATTGGTTAACAATGAGAACCTTTCATTAGAGCAAGCATATTGGATTGTTAAAGGAAAAGCCGCAAAGCAACAGAACAATGCGCTAACAATGAAAGAAGAAAATAAAAGACGTGCTGCAAGAGCTGCTGGATTAAAAATTGCTAATGGTAAACGTGCTGGGATTACCGCACCACCCAACGCAAAAGAAATGAAAGCAGTAGAATTATATGAATACTTGCTATCTCAAAGAAAATAAGGTACTACTTATTTGACAGAGGCCCCGGTTTGGATACGCCAAAGTCAGGCCCCGCATAGCGGATACGCCCCAAGAGACTAAACATAAACAAACTGGAGTTAAAAATGGCGTTGTCATTTGACGTACTCGCGAGTACCTTGCGTATTTTGCGCGATAGGGAAGTGGATAATACATTCCGTACGATCCCTCTCTTGGACGCGGTTAAAGCTAAGGGAAACATCGAGAAAGTAAACGGTGGTTCTAAAGTCAATCACCCGGTCATCCTGGCCGAACATTCATCTATTACACAATTATCAACTGGTTATGAAAGCGTTAACCTTGCTGTTAAAGATCCGCTGCGAACTGCCGAGTTTGACTGGTGTGACTTTGTTGCGCCTGTTGTTGTTACAGAAAAAGAACAGCTTACAAACAAAGGCGACCGAGCAGTAATCCGTATTGCCGAAGCACGATTGAAGTCCGTTATGGGTATGCTTCAACGTGAATGGTGTAAGCAGGTTGTTGCTGGTACTTCTACCGTTCTGACTGAGCTTAACACTTTAAATGGTGAAACTGCTCTAACAAGTCCAACCAAAGGCTTTTTTGAAAAAGCAGCTTTTAATGCACAAACCAATGAAGTTGGTGGTATTAGCAAAAGCGCATTTCCACAATCATGGCAGAATCAAGTTGCTGATGTAGCATCAAACTTTTCTGCTAATGGTTTGTCAAAAATGAGCAAACTAATGATTGATACTCAAACATATGCACCAGAAGGCGAAGTTGATATTATTCTTGCTTCTCCATTGTCATATGAATTGTATCGCTCTGCACTTACAGCACAAGAAAGATATTCAAGCATGGAACAAATGCGAGGATTGTCTGGAAAGCTTGGATTGCTTTATAACGGTGCAATGATGTACATTGAGCCTAACCTTGGCTTTGCTATTGGTGGTGGCGATAAAATGTCTATGTATTTCTTGAACTCTAAACTGTTCAACGTATACTTCGATCAAGACGCATTCTTTGAGATGGGCGAAATGAAAGCCATTTCTGGGTATGCTGCTATGTCATCTAACATCATGACCCGTACACAGTTGGCTATTAGTCATCTTGCTGGTCAAGGTGTGCTTATCAATGCGGAGGCTTAGTCATGGCTAGTGCAACTTATTTACAATCCTTAGACGCTACATACGAAGATGGAACTTCACGCGGAGTAACACCTTCTAACCGTAGACAAACTGAAATTTATCTTGCTGCTGAAACACTTGCTATTGGTGACGTTGTTACCTTTGATTATGGCAATGCAGACGATGGTAAAAAAACACTTTATGTTAAAAAAGCAAGTAAGGCTGCCGCTAAAAGAAATGCTATTGGTGTTGTTTTAGAAGCTGCTAATAGTGCTGGTCTTTTTACTGTTAATGAGCCTATTCGGGTAGTTATCGGTGGTATCGTTTCAGCGCAAGTTGAAGGTAAAGATCACGCTGGAAACTCAGCTATTGCAGTAGGAGACATTCTTACTGCTGGTAATGTTGATGGTGTTTTTATGAACAAGGTTCAAGCAACTGAATTGCCTTCGGCTATTGCTCTTGAAACAGCCGCAAGTGGTGATGCTGCGGCCTTGAAAAAAGTTCTAATTTTGCGAAACACATAATTCTAAGAACCGTCACAGGGGGGTTCTACCCGCCTTGGGCATCCTCGCCCACTCCCCCCTCCTCCGTTACTGTTGGAGGGGGGTTTTATTAAATAGGTGATATATGCGATTAGTCGATTTAAGAAACATGATAGCCAACATAGTAGACTATGACCCTGCGGTTGATACCTATCGACAACAGATCACCGATCTTATTAATGATGCGTACTATAGGCTATACACCGAAAAGCAATTTACATTTGCCCAGAAGGAAACAATTGTAAAAGCTTATAAAGATATTGAAGTTAATGTTACGTCACCTGGTACAACAACAGCACAGTTAACTTTAGCCGCACCAGTAAGCCCAGCACCCACACATTGGGCAGGTCAAGTTATAGAGGTTGATGGTGTTGAATATGAAATAGCATGGGTGCAAAATACCACTACATTGTGGTTAACAACAGACAATCCAAGCTATGCAACAGCAACTACATTTGCTGCAAAGATTAAGTTTAGGTATTTAGATCTACCATCTGATTGTGTTGCTATTATGAATGTGGCTAAACGATCAATGACGTTAACACCACAAGAACCTGGTATGTTTACACCAATAGCCAGGTATGAAGACGAGTATTACAACCTACCGTTAGATGAAGTTAACCTACCTAACTTTTGGATTCCTTATGATGAATACCATGTATCTACACCAAGAGCGGTTAAAAGCATGGCTACTGCCGGAGCGTCAGGTACAAGCGTAACTTTAAATGTATCTATGTCATATGTCTATGCAGGTAGAGAATCAGCATTATCTGCATTTACAACCATAACAACAGATAAAGCAAACTTAACTGTAAACTTTACAGTACTTCCAAACAGATCAGGATATTATCGAAAAATATATGTAAGCAATCCAACAGCAGGCTGGAAAGGTGAAAGGTGTTTAAATATATCAGGAACAAGAATAAATCTAATTCCATTAACAAGTACATCAGAAGTATTTGATATTAGGTCAGTGGTTTTTGAAGATGATTTTGAGTTTAATACAGAACCCTACACTGCTATAGATGGTAATACGCAACGCATACGATTGTATCCAAGACAAGATCAGGACTACGATATAACAGTTAGGTATATGTTTAGGCCACAGCCATTGGTTAATGATAACGATACGCCAGAAATGCCATCATCTGCTCATCATATATTAGCATACATGGCCCTTAGAGAGCTGTTTGTTAAGTTAGACAACTTGCCACAAGCAAACATGTACGAGCGTAAAGTAGCTCAAGAGATGGTTAAACTTGAACAAAGATACCTTACGCAGATTCCTCGAAGATTTGTTAAACGCGGTATGCTTGACGGTGTTGTTAATCCTCTCCCCTTGTACACACCTTTGACCAGAACATGAAAAATACCACCGTACAAATAAAAGCCTTATCTGGTTTATATGAAAAGTTACCCCAAGCACAAGACGGTGCTACTGAATTAATCAACTGGACGGTAGATAAATACACTGGTGGATGGGATAATCGCATAGGATATGAGCGTTATAATCCATTGCCAACAGGATCATTTGCACCGTTTGCTGCGTTAGGACGTATTGATACAATGTTTGTATTTTCGCGTCATCAAGGAGCTATGCAGTCAGTATTTTTAGAATCAAATGGAACACTGTATCAGTTAAATGAAAACAGCGGTCCATCGATGGATTTAAAAACAATATCATCTAATAGAACTAAGCCAGCACAAAATGAGTCTGGTACGCAGTATACAACTTATGCTAAGTGGTTAATTGTTAGCAATGGTTACAATAAAGCGTTTAAATATTCTGGATGGCCTATACATCAATCGTCAGTATCGTTTACACCATACATATTTGATTTAGGATGGAATACGATACCAACGGCCCCTGTACCATGGGGCGTTACTAACTGGGCATCTGGATTATCAATTAATGGAACAAGTATAAGTGTATACTATGATATTACATCTGATGCTGGATTAGGAACTAATACAATTACATCTGGTAGTGTAGGTGATACTAACAAATATAAGTATCGTGTAACGTTTATTAATAACGCAGGTGCAGAGTCTCCACTATCAGAAGAAAGTACAGAAGTTAGATGGAATACAGAAGCTCCTGGTGGTACGCAATATAAGTATGCTATCTATATAGAAATACCAATGGGTCCAGAAGGTACGGTAGCCAGGCGTTTATACCGTACAAAAAACTATGGTACTGCCGCTGTAGGCACTGAATCAGATTTTTACTTTGTTAAAGATATTAATAACAATACAGATGATGCTGTGTATGATGCAGTTCCTGATGGTGCATTGGGATCACTTGCGCCAGATGAATCATCAAGTATTTTATTTCCAGCTACCAGAACACGCTTTAGCGCGGTATATAAGGACTGCTTATTTGTAGAAGGCGGTGCTGATAATGATACCATGCTTTTTTATAGCAAACCCACGCTACCAGACCAGTATGAAGCAACAAGCTTTATCGAGTTGGGCAACCGCAATAGCGGTGGGATTACTGGGCTGCACCCTTACTTCAACTTTCTATTGGTATTCAGAGAACGCGGAATAGACGCCATAATGGGCGATTATCCTAACTTTACTGCTGTACCTATATCAACAGAG